GCCGGCGATCTCGACCGGGCGATTGAACGCGCCCTCGCGCAGATACTGGCGCGCCTGCACGTTGCCCGCGCTGGCCAGAACGCGCGCGAGGTCGACGTTGCCGATCCCGGTGATGCGCGAGAGGTCTTGGAAGTTCGGCGCCGCCGCTCCACCCTGCAGGCCCGCGATGGCCTGCTCGATTGCGCGCTGGCGCGCCTGCGTCTCGGTGGTCGGGTCGTAGTTGCCGAGGATGCGCTTCGCGGCGGATTCTAGGCCCGCCTTCTGCACCTCGTCCGCCAATGCCCTGTAGTCAGTGGCCGCCTGCTTCGCTCCGCTGCTGAACGCGGCGAATGCCGTAGCCGCGATGCCGATCGCCGTCGCCACCGCCCCGATCGGGTTCGCGCGGATGACGGCGCCGAGCGTGCCGAACACCGTCGCCGCGCCGCCGACCGCGCCGCGCAGCTGCTGGAAGTCGCGCGCCGTGTTGCCGATCTCGAGCAACGTGCGGCTGGCGTTGAACAGGCCGGCGGCCGTGTTCAGCTCGCCGAATGCCTTCGCGGTCTGGCTGATGCCGCTCGCGATCTGGACGCCGCCGCCTGTGAGCTGGAAGGCCCCGGAGAGGTTGCTACCGGCGCGCTGGACCTCGGTCGCCGTCTTGCCCGCGGTCGCTGTGACGGAGTCGAGGGCCGTCTTGGCCACCGCCGCCCCGCGCTGCATCCCCGTCGCGTCGATCAGCAGTTCGAGAGTTGGCATCAGCGGCCCCCTTCTTCGCGTTCACCATGGCCAAGAACTCGCGGTCCATGGCCCGCATCAGCGTGCACCAGCGCCGACGATCCTCGCCGAAGACCCCGTTGTCCTCGCACCAGCGCGACAGCTCCGAGTAGGCGAGGCCGCTGGCGGCCATGCCGATCGTTCGCCCCTCGCTCAGTTCGTGCCACGCGTTCCATACTGGTTGCAGGTCGTCGTCGAGTTCGGGTTCCGGCCCGATGTCCGGCATGGGCGGTCGCCCATACTTCGCTCGCAGCTCCGCTTCCTTCGCCCGCCGTCGCCGCTCGTCCGGTGGGTAGCGGTGAAGCCACCGAAGGCGGCTTGTCAGTTTCCCGCGGCCTTCGCGACCTCCTGCGCTGCCAGCGCCGCGCGCCAGTTCGCCGCCGACTGCACGAACTCGCGCAGCGACAGCCACGCGTCATCCGTCATCAGCTCGACGGCCTTGTCCTCGGACCACGGCAGCGGCTGCCCGCCGACCACGAGGCCGCGCCAGCCGCGCAGGACCGCCCGGCCCAGCGCCTCGCCCTGGATCTTGCGCAGCACGGCGTCGGACACCTTGCCCTCGCGGATCTCGTAGAGGTGCGGCCGGCGCGCGTCGTCGAGGGCGCGCTCGTAGGCGGTCAGAGCCGGCACGATCAGCAGCGCCGGCCCCTCGCCGGGGTCGTCGACCGACTTGCCGCCGATGCGGTTGTCGGGCTCGCGCCAGATCAACCACCACACGCCACCCGCGACCTTCGCCGGGTCGACCTTGATGCCGAGCAGGTCCATCAGACGAACCTCTGGATGCGGAGCGTGCACCCTTCGACCGGGTCAAGCACCGCCTGCCCGCTGCCGTCGAGGTAGTCGTCCTGGTTCAGGCCGCGCGTGTCGGCGCCGAGGTCGCTCCATTTGTGCTGCGGCATCGACACCGTGAGCACGCGCCCACCGCTGTCCTGCATCGCGAACCAAAGGTCGGTGGCCACGTTGCCGGTGTAGTTGCTCATCTCCGTCCAGTTGGACAGGTAGCTCGAGCTCGACGTCGTCACCTGCGTCGCACCCCACGAGAAGCCCGTCGCGCCCAGCGTGCCGACCTGCGTCTGCGCGCGGATGCTGTGCGTCATCGAGAAGCCGATCGACTTCGCCGAGTAGGCCGAGCCGCCGAGGTTGAACACCGGGACGCCAAGCGCGTCGAGGATCGGCATGGTCGTCGGGTTCGCCGTGCTGACCGCGTAGGTGCTCGTGTTGCGCTGCGAGCTGGCGCCCAGCAGGTCGAACGAGCACGTCGTGATGCCGCCGTCGGCGATGTTGATCGACATGCCGTTCACGACCACCTTCTCGAACAGCTCGAACAGCGACCCGTCGGTGCGCGCGACCTCGACGTCGAAGTAGTTCTGGCTCGTGCCGTTCTTCATCCGCGCGCCGCGCGTGACGGTGACGTTGCCGGCGCTGCCGGTGAAGTTGGCCGCGGCCTCGACGGTGAGCGTGAGCGCGAGAACCGCAGTGACCTTCCAGAGGCCGTTGTCGCCGGCCGGCGTGGCGCCCGTGGTTCGGACGATGTCGCCGACCTCGATGCCGTCCGAGATGAACGAGCCCGACGCGCGCGTGATGGTCTTGGCCGCGCCGGTCGTCGAGCAGCTGGCGACGGTGGCCACCGCCGTCTCGGTTGCCCGCATCGCGCCGCGCATCAGGAACCAGAGCGCTTCGTTGACCACCGGGAACGTCAACTCCGCCGGCAGGCCGCCGCTGACCGACTGCGTCAGGCGAACGAGGTCCTGGATGTTGGCGTCGGTGCGAAGCGTGTTGCTCTGCTGGTAGCCGACGCGGTTGCGAAGGCTCTGCGCCGTCACCGGGAACACGAGAAGATCGCGCGTCGCCGGGGTGGCGAAGCTGCTGCGCTGGACGATGCCAACGCGCACGGCATTCGATGCGGTCATGTCACTACCTCGTCGACTCGGAAGGGGATGCGGACGGTCCGCCGGCACCAGGCGCCGTCGACTTCGGCGGTGCCGATGATCGAGGGCGCTGGCGTGAAGGAGATGAGGGCGGGCGTCTCGGTGGACACGCCGCGGAAGGCGCTGATGACGGTCGCGGCCCGATCGAGAAGGGCCGCGTCGCCGAGGCGGGCCGGCGCGAACAGGTTGACCGTCGCGGATCCCGTGGACCGGTAGCGAGCGGTGCCGGTGGCGACCTGCGTCGTGCTGTCGACCGCGATCGAGAAGCGGCACCAGTTCTGCACGGTGTCGGCCGGCTGCGGGCCGTTGTCGTGCACGGTCACGAGTTCGAGCTCGTCGGTGACAAGCGACTTGAACCGGGCCCGGATCCACTCGAAGGCGGCGGGGCTCACGAGACCCTCGCATACTTGGCCGAGATGGCCGCGACGGCCTGCGCGACCATGCCGGCGGGCGCCTGCTTGCTCCAGCCGTTCTCCAGCGCGTCCATGTAGTCGAGCGGGTTGGTGATCCAGACCGCCGAAGGCTGCGTGATGCGGCCGACGACCGCGAAGCCGTCCGACAGCGCGCGCGCTCCCGTGGCGTCGACACCCTGCAGCGGCGATCGAGCCGGCGCACCGATCGCGATCTGCCAGTTGCGCCGCGCTTGGCCGCCGACGTAGCCCTTCGGCAGCGGCGGCAGGCCTTTCAGCGCGCGCTTCTGGTTGCCCTTCCAGCGGGTCGAGTTGCCGACCGGCGTCGCCTGCACGATCGCGGTGAATGTCTCGGCGACGATCTGCTTCTGCATCTGGACCGCGCGCGCCGGCACCTCCTCGGAGAGCCAGCGCTCGATCTCGAGCTTGAACTGGCGGGCGTCAGCCATTGCCCACCTCGCCGCAGTCGAGCCGGAAGGCGACCGTGCCGCCCTGCAGCTGCAGCGGGAACAGGTTCGCGACCTGCCACGTGCGGCCGCTGACGATCAGCCGGTCGCCCAGCTTCGGCGTCAGCGAGAGCCCGACGGCCGAGACGTAGAACGTGCCGGTGACGGTCTGCTCGGTCGACAGGTCGCGCCAGCGCTTCGACTCCTCGACCGGCCCCGCGATCGTGACCGCGACGTCGACCGGCGTGCCGGTGACGGTGCCGTCGGTCGCGTAGGTCGACGGCATGCTGCGCAGCGTGCCTCCGGCCGGCGGGCCGAACTCGGCCAGGATCTCTCGCGCGAAGGTCTGGAACTCCGACAGCAGGCTCATGCGATCGCCCACCCCCAAGCACCGCCGTCGGCGATGAGGCCGGCGCCGACGAGCATCTTGTCGAGGGCGGGGAACTGCGTGGTCGCCGACTTGGCGCTTTGGTAGGTCACGGTCTTCGTGAACCCGGCGCCCGACTTCGACTCGCTCTTGATGTCGGCCTCGCTCTGCGTGTCCGGGATCAGCGCGTTACCCTGGACGTGCAGCAGGGCCGCGCGGGCGACCCATTGCTGCAGCTTGGTCGGCACCGCGTCCTCGGCCAGCAGGTCGCCCGCCGGGCCGTAGGCGCCGGTGCGCGGCCAGTCCAGCGCCTGCTCGGACGTGAGACGCTTCCCGGTCCAGCGCACTCCGTAGCGCTCGTCGGCCGCGCGGGTCGCGATGCACAGCGCCTGCTGCTTCGCCGCGGTCGACAGGGCCGTCCACGCCGACGGGTTGCCGTAGCGCTCGTGGTAGTCGTCGGCGGTGGCGACCGTGCAGTAGCTGTTGCTTGACGTGAGACCGCTGCCGTCCTCCACGGTGAAGGCGGCGGTCTCGGACGGCGTCTCCGTTGCAGTCGCCGTCCCGCCCTCCCCG